AACTATTATTGGTGGATTAAATAATAGTATATTAAATGCTAATGGATATAATGGTATTTTTGGTGGTTATAATAACACAATAAATGGTGGGGATTATGCCACTACAATTATTGGTGGATACTTAAACACTTTAACAAATTGTAATTATGGAGCATCTATTATTGGTTCTGTAAACTCAAATATGAACGGTGTGGGAACATCAGCAATGGCTGGTGGTTTTTCTAATAATTTCAACGCTTCGAACGATTCTTTTATGGGTGGTGGTAGAAGTAACACTTTAACTAACCAATATGATACAGGTGGTTCAACAATACTTGCAGGTCAAAGTAATAGTTTGACTGGTAACTTAAGTGCAATTATTGGTGGTGAAAGTAACATAATGACTTCAGTTAAAAACTCTAATATTATTGGTGGTTTAAGTAATAGTTTAACATCAAATGATTATTCAGCAATTTTTGGTGGAAGTGGTAATACGATGGCATCTTCAATTTCCGCAGCAAACGGAAAAGGAAACTATATCATTAACTCAAGAGATTGTAAGGTTGAAAAAGACGGACAATACCAATCAAATAATGTGAATTATATCGGTTGTGATAATGTTAGATTAGAAAACTTAAACGATGTTACAATTATAAATTGTAAAAACCTTACAGCAGAAAATGGTGGAGTAGGAACAGGAACAACAATATTCCGTAATACCTACACATTGGGTGCTAATATATTCCAAGCAGAAACTTATGTTTCAACAGGAGCAACAACCACTATTTTAATCAACCCATTACAACAAGATTATATTGAAATCAATACTGATGGTTCAACGACCTACAATATCAGTTTCACTTTTGTTGATAGTGCGATTTATGCGAATATTCACTTATACATCAACTATGTATCAGGTTCAACAGTTAATTTCGTAAATGGAGCAAGTACTCAATGGAGATGGAATAACAATAGTGCTCCTGTATTTAGTGGAACAAATAGAAATATTATAGTAATGAGTACTTGGGCAAATGATGATGTTTGGGAAGTATCTCGTTCAATGTATATGTCTTAAAAACAAAATAAAATATGATAATACTAAACGAAGGATACAACAACGCAAACGCAACCTGTTCAAGAAACAAAAACTTGACTGGTTCGGTTTGTTATTTGTTCAGTTTCAAACACAAACTCTCTCAAGAGGTTTGGAGGCTCGTACCATACAGAATACCACCAAGTGTGGGATATGCTCCTGGATACGATTTATTTAGTATTACAATAGACCCCAGTCAACCTGAAGCATACTTGACTGGGGCAACACAAACAGGACAAACAAATGTTCACTTAATCGAGGGTGAGTATTATGTTAAGGTATGGGAACAATCAACAGCCTTATCAGGAAATACGAACCCCCAAATTGCCTATGATGTAGTTTATGAGACCATTGCTCAAGTGAACTATTCTGCTTCAACTCAACCTATCACTTACTCTGGAACAAGTGATATTTATAAAATATACGAAGGATGATAAATATTGAAAAACTAAACTTTGGTGCAAATACCATAACCTCATTTCAAGAGGTAATAACAAAGGGACAACCTTTTGTATCTTGGGGTATTGATAACTTATTTCCAAATGAGTTGTATATGTTATTGGATGCATCACCAATCCACAATTCTGCCATTAGAGCCCGTGTTGATAATTCTGTTGGTTCAGGATATGTTAATGACTACAAAATAAACTCAAAACAATATATCAACGATGTTGCCAAACAGATGTTCTTTGAGTTAATTGTTACAGGTAATTTGTTCTTGGAGGTTGTATGGAGAAAAGACAGGAAAGAAGGACTTGCAGGATTTCACGTAATCCCATCAAAGTATATGAGAGTTCATAAACCTGATGCACCAGGTGAACCATCAACCAAATATCTTTATTCAAGAGATTGGGTTAATTGGAGAAAAGGGGCTAAAGTTATTGAGTTCAGTGAGTTTGACCCAATGAACTATACCAATAGACAGGTAGTACATATCCGTTCTTATGGACCTCAAAGTGAGTTTTATGGTGTTCCATCATATCTTGCGTGTATCAACGATATTAAGTTAAACCACGAGATTACTGTCTATAACCTTGCCAACATCATTAACGGATGTTCTATGGGTATGTGGGTCCACTTTAATCAACCACCACCTGATTCAGAATACGAACAGAACAACATCTTAAGAAAGATTGAAGATAGATACATGGGAGCGGATAACGCAAACAGGGTAATCATATCTTATGGTGAAGAAGGACAGAAACCTGATATTACCCAAATACAAACAAATGTTGAAGATGGTTATTTCTCATCCATATTTGAGTTGGTTCAACATCAAATCTTATGTGGTCATAATATCCCTGATGCCTCAATTATTGGTTTACCACAAAGAACTGGTTTCAGTTCATCAGCAGACCAGTTGGAAACAGGATTTAAGTTGTTCTTATCAACAAGTATTTATCCAACACAAAAGTTCTTAAATAGAGAATTAAAACCTATTTTAGAGTTAATATATCCTGGTCAAGAAATTGACTTAACCGTAACACAAAACAACATCATCTAATATGGCATACAATGTTTTATTTATTAGCGAAACTAAACTGAAAGATAACACTCCAATCACAGATAATGTGGACTCTTCAGAGTTAAGATTTTCCATCCAACAATCCCAAGCGATACAAATCCAGGAGAGCCTCGGTACGAACCTTTACGAATATCTATTAAAGATTGTTGATGATAATACAGTCAATACTGATATCAACTTGATTAGATATAAAGAGTTGTTGAATAATTACGTTCAACCAACTTTGATTGCTTGGAGTTACTATCTGGCATTAGACAACTTTTGGGTCAAGTTTATGAATGTTGGATTGGTTCAAAACAGGAACGAACAAGGTTCAGCAGTTGACTTAAAGACATTACAATACCTTAAGAACAACGCAAAGAATCAAGCAGAGTTTCAGGACAACTTGATGAGAAGACACTTGTTATTCCGTTCAGGTTGGTATCCTGAATACTTTAGTGGAAACTTAAACGATGGTCAATTACCACCTGAAACTGATTCAGCATTCAAGTCAAATATGACTCTACCTGGTTGGGGTATGTCCACTAACAGGAATTGGAACGGAAACTTTAATATGATGGGTCCATTATGTGCTGGTAATGGTTTTCCGACATGGTATGGCAGTTCATCCAATTCACCAAATCAATTTAAGTAAAAAATCCCAACTTTCGTTAGGATTTCTCTGTTAATTGTTTCAAAGCAATTTCTGTTAACCTAATATCTCTTTCAAGATATGATGGTGTCTTATATCCTGATGAGGTAAATGCTGATTGTTTAATCTTCAAAGAGTTTAATTTCTTTGTAAAGTATTCAATTTTTTCATCTTTCATACCAATAAATATTACTTTTCGTTTTTGAGGTAGTTATCAATAGTACTCAATCTTTCACCTATTTCTTTGGAATAACCATTTTCAACGTAATCAACAACTACATTAGTTATTGAAATAAGTTCTTTTAATGTTAAACACTCATTACAAGTGATACTCCACTCCAATACTGTTTTGAGTGATGATTGTGTTGCGATTTGTCTTTCTTTAGATTGTGCCATTTTAGTATTTGTCTGATAGTTGTTCTTCGTATGCTTCTTTTTCCATTAACTCCTGATTGTACTCATCCATCTTTCTTTGTTTGTACAAATCGTACTGATAATCTTCATCACCATTTGAGTAATTGAATAACTGATTCAACATTACCTCTTCGTATAATTCTTTTGTTTTTCCCATAGTTAAAATATAGTAAAAAGGATTTATTGAATCAAATTATTTGGATAAAAAAAGGGAGATTTCTCTCCCTGTTTCATTACATATTTCCAAGTGTTTGGATGATACACCATATACCTATCAATCCACAGATAAGAGATATCATTCCACCGAATGCCTCCCCATCCTTTGTAATCTTTTCGTTGTGTTCCCTGGTCAATCCGTTCTCCATGATTTCCTTTGGGTCCAATTTCATTTTCTCTTCCATTGTTCTGATTTCGTTTTTCATATATTTTTATCTTATTCAAAGTTACTTATTATTTCTCAATATCCCAAATCTTTATTGAACTTTTTTTCTTGTTGGGATTATGTTCATCCAAGACCATTTTAAGTTTAGATGCAGTCATTTGGTATCCAATCATTTCAGGATGTCTGTTGAGAATATCAACACATGCATTGTAAAGGATTGTTACATCTTGAATATACAACGTAAGGTCAACATAGTTGTATTTTGTTTGTGGGTCTAATTTGATATTTTCCATCTTTCAAAGGTATTACTTTAAT